TTTCAAGATTGGTACACAAAAGATTATCAGTCTTTTCTAGAATACAACATTGTTGACGTTGAACTTGTTGACCGTCTGGAAGATAAGTTAGGATTATTACAGTTATTGTTTACTATGGCCTACGAGGCAAAGGTCAACTATGAAGATATTTTCGGTACAGTTAAGTATTGGGATGTCATGATTCATAACTACCTCAAGAACAAGAAAGTTGTTGTTCCTCAAAAATCATTCTCAGCAAAGTCTGACAAGTATGAGGGTGCATATGTGAAAGACCCACAGGTTGGTCAACACAAATGGGTTATGTCGTTTGACTTGAACTCATTGTATCCACACTTGATTATGCAATACAATATGTCACCAGAAACACTTGTTACTGGTAACTACATGAAACTTGATGTAGATACGATGTTGAAAGAAACACCAATTGATATTCCAGAGAGATGTACCATTACACCAAATGGTGCATTGTATCGCACTGACAAGAGGGGTTTCCTTCCAGAGATGATGCAAGATATCTATGATGACCGTACTATCTACAAGAAAAAGATGTTACAGGCAAAACAAGATTATGTTGACACCAAAGACCCCAAGTATCAAAAGTACATAAGTCGTTATCATAACATTCAGATGGCAAGAAAGATTTCACTGAACTCTGCTTATGGTGCGATTGGTAATCAGTACTTCAGATATTATGACCTTGCGATTGCAGAAGGTATTACAACTGCTGGTCAGTTGTCTATTCGTTGGGTTGAAAAGAAGGTTAACCAGTATCTAAACAAACTGTTAGGTACTAATGATGATTATGTAATTGCATCTGATACAGATTCTATTTACGTTACATTCGATGCACTTGTTGACAAAGTAAAACCAAATGACGTTGTTGGTTTCCTTGACACGATTGCAAAGGAAAAGATTGAACCGTTTATTGACAAGTCATACAAAGAACTTGCAGACTATGTTCAAGCATATGACCAAAAGATGCAGATGAAACGAGAAGTGATTGCAGACAAAGGTATCTGGACTGCAAAGAAAAGATACATTCTGAATGCATGGGATGTTGAGGGTGTTCGATATCAAGAACCTCAACTGAAGATTATGGGTATTGAGGCAGTCAAGTCATCTACGCCTGCACCTTGTCGTGAGAAGATTAAACAGGCATTGAAGATTATCATGTCTGGTACGGAGAAAGAACTGAATACATTTATTCAAGATTTTCGTAAAGAGTTTATCAATATGCCAATCGAAGAGATTGCGTTTCCTCGTTCTGTGAATGGTATCAAGAAGTTTGGTTCTTCTCATTCTATCAGTCAGAAGGGAACACCAATGCATACGAAAGGTGCATTACTCTATAACCACCTTATCAATAAAAACAAACTTGGTAATCGTTATCCTTTGATACAGGAAGGTGACAAGATAAAATTTATTCAGTTACGACAACCAAATCCATTTGGACAAAACGTAATATCATTTATTACTAATGTTCCAAAAGAACTTGACATTCACAAGTATATCGACTATGATATACAGTATGAGAAAAGTTTCATTGAACCGTTGATTTTTATCACTGACAAGATTGGTATTCATATTGACCGTTCCTATGGAACACAAACAACACTAGAAGACTTCTTTTCATAGAAGAATATATAGTGTATACAAACTAATAAGAGTGGTCGCTGACCTTAATCTTGTTGGGGAGTAACTATAAAAAGGCCAATGGTGGCCGTTAATTTAGGAGAAACTAAAATGTTAGAATATATAAGAGCGTTTGCTGATAGAGAAGTAAACGTAAATGATTACACACCACGGTTTGTTAACAACCCAGACCCAGCATTAACAAAATATAACAACCTATCGTTCCAGAAATTTTCTTGGGAATATATTGGTGATATTGACCCAAATGACAGGTCAACATGGCCCGAAGGTTTTGATAATGAGGGTATTAGGTCACAACAAAGTTCTACTATGGATAAGGAAGAACTTGCATATGACTTTCGTATAAACGGATGGTCTACTGATTTCTTTCCACCAATCAAAAAAACAAATGGTGAGTGGGAAGATGGAAGAACAAGAATTCTTGCAGCAAGACTGAATGGTGAAGAATATATTCCATCTGCACTATTCCATTCAACTTCACTAACACCAGTATCAGATGCAGTTGCAAATGGACTAATCGCAAATAACCACAAGAAAGCAAGACCGTCTGGAATGGCAGATTTTGTAGATGGTGGTATTAAAGCTGTTTCCTCTGGAGAAGTTGCAAGAACCTCAGATGCTATTATGAATTATCTTATTGTGAAAGCAAAAATCGAACAACGATTTGATAATAGTTCTGGTATCTGGACAAAAATTGTCAACACAATTATAGAAAGAACATCAAAAGAAAAAGACTTAGTAGATAATAGAGATGGTGATGAATGGAGAACATCTTTTGTTTCTAATATGCCAGAGTATAAAGGAAATCCAAAGTCTGCTCTGATTCTGATGGCAAACACTGGTAACTCTGCATGGAAATATTTCTTTGACCATGTTCTTCCAAATTCTGGTACACCAAGACCATTAATTCTGTATACGAATAATACATCTCAAGCAAGATGCTCAAATGATGTTCAGTTCTTTATTGACAAGGTTATAGAGTTGCACAAACAAACATACTCATATGTTAACGAAGGTGTTTCTACAAACACAGAAATGTTTAGTATCAGAGCTCCGAAAATCCTACCGTTTAAAATCTTAGGAGTAATTCCTAACTTTAGAACAACCCTTCAAGAAAACCTATTAAATGAATATAAACTCATTTCTGTAGAAAGGTACATTGCAGCAGGGTCAGCGATTTCTAAAAAACTCAAAGTCGTAAGTTAGTATGTGCGGTATAATAGGTTCAACTGATAAAAATATTAGTGTTGGTTTAGACAGTATTTTACACAGAGGCCCAGATTCTAAAGATATAAAAAGTGTATCTGGTTTTAGTCTTGGTCATGTAAGATTGTCTATAATGGACACATCAAATGAATCTATACAACCATATACAGTTGGAGATACAACCATAGTTTTTAATGGTTGTATTTTCAATTTTTTAGACATCAAAAAATATCTATCTGAAAAGTATAATATTGTTTTCAGAACAAGTGGTGATACTGAGGTAATCGCTCACCTCTTGGACAAAGAAGATATTGAAGGATTAGATTGTGTTCAAGGAATGTTTGCAATTGGGTTTGTTAAGAATGATGTATTAACTATTGTTCGTGACCGTCATGGGGAAACTCCGATTCATTATTCGTTATTACAAAATTCACTATTTCCTCATTTTGCATTTTGTTCTGAAATCAAAGGATTAAAAAAACTAGGATATGAAAATATCAAGATGTTACCACCTGGCTCGTTTATAAAGTATGGGTCAGATGGTAATGTTATTAGTGGTAAGTGGTACGATATTCGACAACATATAAAAAGGAATTTATTTACTGATAGACCAACAGCGTCTAAACAATTAAAAGAATTAGTGACACAGGGTACGTTAGAACGAACTTTAAGTGCAGTTCCAGTTTGTAGTTTGAACTCTGGTGGTATTGACAGTAGTGTTATTGCACAGGCACTATCTCAACATAATCAAAAACTAATCTCTTATATTGCAGTATACGATGAAAAATCTAAAGATTTACGTTGTGCAAGGGAACTTGCAGAGATGCTAAATATAACATTAGTAGAAGTAAAGGTAGAACCACCAACAACACAAGATATAAACGAAATTATTCATACTATTGAAATGTCATACAAGGCACAAGTAGAAATATCATGGGCCTGTTCTGTTCTTGCAAAACGAATATCAAGTGATGGTTTCAAGGTTATTTTATCTGGTGAGGGTTCTGATGAACTCTTGGCATCATATGGTATGTCTTATCACGGTATTCAAGAACATGGGTTCGATGAATATAGAATTAGATTATTCGGTTCACAAGAAAGAAAAAACTTTCCCAGATGTAATAAAATATTCATGAAATATGGTATAGAATGTAGACTACCATTTTTAAATACTGAACTGGTAGAAACCGTTTTGGGGTTTAGTCAAGAAATTGCATGGGATACAAAACGCAGACCAAAGGCTGTATTACAAGATGCATATATTGGGTTGTTGCCAGAACAAATTATTACTAGACCAAAACTTGCATTTCAAGATGGCATGAAAATAAAAAATGAATTTGAAAATATACTTGACAAATCGCCCAAAGTAGCATATACTGAGTCTTATAAAAATATATTTGGAGAATAGTTTGTATAAACCATATACTTTACAAGATGTTCATAACGCATCTGCACAAAATAAATTTAAGGTAATTTCTACCTTTGCTGGTGGGGGTGGTTCTTCTACAGGATATCGTCTTGCTGGTGGTAAAATTCTCTGCATGAATGAATTTGTAGAAGAGGCTCAAAACACTTATAGGGAAAACTATCCAGATACACCAATTCTGACAGGTGATATTAAGGGATTGTCTGGTAAAGACTTTTTAGATATTGCTGGACTTGAGGTTGGAGAACTTGATATTCTTGATGGTTCACCACCCTGTTCTGCATTCTCTGTTGCTGGTAAATTGTCACAATCTTCTGGTGGTAAACATTCAGATGGTTGGGGTCAGACTAAAAAATATTCTGATGGTAAGATGGTTGAAAATATTGAAGACTTATTCTTTGAGTTTCTTAGAGTTGCAGATGAAATTAGACCCAAAGTTATCATTGCAGAAAATGTCGCTGGTCTGACTATTGGTGAGGCTAAACAATACTTCAACAAAATACAAAATACCTTTGACCAGATTGGTTATGATGTGTGTGCAAAGGTTCTTGACAGTCGTTACTTTGGGGTATCTCAAACAAGGACAAGAGTATTTTTTGTTGGTGTGCGTTCAGATGTTACTAGTAAGGTCGGTTTAACCTTTATGAATATTGGTAGTGTATTTCCAGAGAATAATGATTATGTTGTTCCACTTGAAGATGCATTGATTGGTTTGCAATATGACAAAGAAGAAATTGATATGTTAACT